GTGAAGATGATACCCTAAATGCCATAAAACCAGATAGCAGGTTCCAGAAAGTATTAAATAAACCTAATAGTTTGAGCGGAACTCAGAATGCTAAAGCTGGTGCACTGTCCGTAATGGACAAGTTGGAATCTTTGTCAAGTCAAGATTTAATAGATATTGATGATAAGACGGCTGACAAACTCATGGCAGCAATTGCTGCTGAAGAGAAGAATGGTTTAGGATAATAAAGAAGTAAACTAATAATAATAAGGAGAATAATTAACTATGGCTATTACAGCTTTTGGAACGAACGATGCACAGACTGTCAAAATTTGGTCTTCACTGACTATGAGAGAAGTACTTAAAGCTACTCTTATGAACAAATTCCTGGGTACGGGTAAAGGTGCGATTTTGCAGCGCCTGACCGAACTTGAGAAATCCGCTGGTGACAATATCAAATATGACCTGTTGATGCAAATGACTGGTAACGGTGTTACTGGTGATAATAGAATGAGAGACAATGAAGAAGCTCTGGTATACTACCAGGATAATGTTTCTATTGATCAATTACGTAATGCTCATGCTTTCCGCAGAATGAGTCAGCAAAGAACTCTGCACGACATGCGTGTTGATGCTAAATCGAACTTGGCCGAATGGTTCGCTGGCAAATATGATACTCAGATGTTTGGTCATCTGTGTGGTATGACTACCGAGACCTTCGCCAATTCTGGTGTTGCTCCTGATAGTGATCATTATATTATGTCTGGTGATGTAAGCAAGACTGGTGTGATCGCAACGGATGAGGCGAGCCTCTCCAACAACGATCAGATTCAGTTGGCTGATCTTGATTATGCGAAGGAAGCCGCTAAGACTTTGACTCCGCCTATCCGTCCGGTTATGATCGACGGTGGTGAGTACTTCGTCGTAACGCTGCACTCTTATAGCGTAACTGATCTTCGATTGGATATCGCTAATAGTGCTTACGTAAGTTGGCCTGACATTCAGATGTACGCTAACAAACGTGGTCTGACTAATCCGATCTTCTCTGGCGCTTTGGGCGTGTATAATGGTATGATTCTTTATGAATCGACCCGTATCGCTACCAACGTATCTGCTACTCGTAGAAACTTGTTTCTTGGAGCACAGGCTGGCGTTTACTGCATAGGTTCTGCCTATGATAGTATTGAGAAAGAACGTGTTGGGAAAGACAACATGATGAGTTGGTTTGAGCAGACTGATGATTACGGTAATGAGAAGGGTATCTCTGTCGGTTGTATTTACGGCATAAAAGCTACTCGTTTTAACAGCAAGGACTTTGGTAAGATTGTAATTTGTTCCTACGCTGCTTCTCATTCATAGAATCTAATTGAATAGAGAGTGTGGTTAGAGGGTTCCACCCAAACAAAAACCCTCAACAATTAAATATATAATAAGGAGAATGAATAAATATGAGTAACTTTAATTACTACAGAGATTTTCAGTCTGGTTTGAATGCACCTAAAGCGAATGGTACCTTTTGGTTATATGCGAAGATTGATTTCGCAAAGCAGAATATGGACGCGGCTGACAATCTGAAACTTTTCAAGATTAAAGACAAATGGCTGTTGCTTCGCGGGTTTACCCGTACTTTAGTAGCCTCTGATGGCAACGCAACTGCCGATATTGGTACGGCTGCTGGTGGACAACAGTTGGATGTAGCACAAGATCCGTTCGCCGCTGGTGATTGGATAACGATGTCTGTTCTTACGGGCACGGCTGCTGCTATTGCTGTAACCGCCGATGGTTACATCTATTATGAAGCTCTGGAAGCTACAGTTACTTCTGGAATTACAGAGGTTATGATAGAAGTCTATGCTGGTCTGGATGACGCTGAGGGCGTAGGTAGCTTGGCTGCGTAAGAAGTAAATTAAATACTTAGGTGAGGAATTCCGTCTTGGATAAAGAAGCCATCGAGTGATGCCTCACCTTAATATAAGGAGATTAAAATATGGCAACAGCTTTTACAGTAGCACAAATGGATAAGCTTGCTAAAGAGACCACTCATTCTACCATTAAGTCACAAGGTAGCAGAGATATGTTATACATACGTTCGAGAGTAGTTGACTTTGATTCCCTCGCAACCCTTACGGGACAGGCACTGGCGCATAGCGACACGTACCCTGTCTTATCGATCAAAGCAGGTGAACTGATTATAAATGCAGGAGTAGATATTTTGACGGTAGCTACCGCTGCTTCGGATATCGATTTCGGTTTCACTGGTGGCGACGTTGACGGTTTGGTAGATGGCGTTGAAGCTAATGATGTAGATTTCACAGTCAAGAATGCTCGTGGCGCACTCTTACCATTGTATATGGGGAGCGCGGACACTGCTGATGCATTAGAGATTAGTGGAGCGCAGACTCTTGCAGCTTGTGTAGCAAGATTTTGGTTAATGATAGCGAAGTTTTAGTATTATAGGTTTAGGGACTTGTACCTTCGAACAAGTCCAACTTTATGTGGGCTGTTAGCTCAGTCTGGGAGAGCAGGGCGTTTGCAACGCTCAGGTCGTAGGTTCAAATCCTACACGGTCCACCAAATAACTAATAGGAGAATAGAATGGCAACAGCACAAAGTGTTATAGAATCCGCAAGGTATGATCTTGGTGATTACCAAGAGGGTATCGTATGGGATAATGCAGAGCTATTGAATTACCTTAACAGAATGATAGAGGTAATGAATGGACAGTTGGCTGTTCTTGATAGTGAGTTGGTTGAAGGAGAGGAAGTAGATATAGATTGCGTAGCAGATCAAAAGTTTGTTGATTTGTCCAACTTGAATAGCGGATTATGGAGTAACGTAAAACAGGTATGGATAGGTCAGAACCTGATCGAGCAAGTCGGTTTAGCAAGTATGAGATATAAGCGTATCTACAGAACTGGTCAGACTGCCGAACCCTACTACTGGACAGTGAGAGAAGAGCAATTGCTATTTGAGCAAGATTGTGCAGAAGCCTATACGACACTTATAATATATTACAACAAGAAGCAGGCGGCACTGGCTTTTGGTGACAACATGCCCTATCAGGACAGGTTTAATGAGTCCTTCAGAGAGATGTTATCCCTATACGCTCAGGGAAAGAAAGATGGTAATACCTCTACGATGGCACAATTGATGAGAAACATCTTCTATAAGAGAGCAATGGAAGAAACAATAAGAAGAGAATTTGTACAGAAACCGTACTATATAGATTTCTAAGGAGGCAGTATGAGTATATCACTTAGCGAAGCAATAACAGAGGTGCGTTCAATCCTCAATGAAACAAGGCCGGAATTCTGGACGGATGCAGAGATTACCTCTTGGATTAAAGAGGGTGTTCGTATAACCGCGTCTAAGACACTAATGGCTGAGACAGAGGATACAATTGATCCTTTGGTAGCTGACCAGTTGGCTTACGGTTCAACTGATGAGGTTTGGATTGCAGATATTATAGAACCTTATGCTGCAATATACAACGATGCCAGTAACGGGTACAAAGGTTTGATTAAGATTCATCCTCGACAGATAGGGAATGTAGCTACATTTACATCAGGACCGCCTAAGTACTATGCAATTCATAACAGGTTGCTATACTTTTGGCCTTTAACTTCCTCTGTAGAGGTGGCAGCAGGAGCAACTATTCAGATGCTCTATGCGACAGAGACAGATGATATAACAATTCTAAAGGATGAATTTCAGAATTTACCTGTAGATTGGGCAGCAGCCAGAGCTAAACAGAAGGATCAAAAGTTTGCCGAAGCTAACTCCCTCTTTGGACAGTTTTATAATGGAGTGAATTTTGAGAGAGAAGATAAACATGTCAGAGAAACTGATTCAGTAGAGAGTTTTAGAGTACCAAAACGAGGAGGTGGTCAAGGTGCCAAAGGTTAATACCAAACTTCCTGAAACACCGGATAACAAATGGAAAGATTTACAATTTAGATTTGATGGTCGTTGGATACCAGATGTTGATCCCTCTTTAATTGGACCTAATAATTACGCAAAGATAGAAAACATGCGGTACAAAGATTCAGGACTTGAGGGCGTCAATGGTTATACGAAGGTTAACACTGCTCCGTTGGATGGAACAGGTGCTCCAGCAGCATTGGGCGACTTCCCTTACTTTCGTAATGGACACCAATTGAGATCTGATAGAACACAAAAAACATATGTCTTGACACATAATTATAACGATAGTAGTCAGGGTAGGGTGTTTA